CATCATCACAAATTACCTCTGATTTCACGATTGCCCACACCCATCGACCATCCTGTTTTTGCTTATGGGATATGTAGTTTTTGTCTTTCATGACCTTCGCAATGCGCATAGCCTCCCGTCTCTCCACCCCGATAATTTGAGCGAACCAAGCGTAGGAAAAGGTGGGGGATACTTTAGGGTTTGGATTGGACTCCATCTGCTCGATAAGGGTGTACAGTCGTAGGTGATTAGCATTTAGATCTTGGTCAAACATAATGTAATAAGGGATGCACGATTTATAGCCATACTCACGAATTGTTTGGCAGTCATGTTTAAACATGGTAATATTCCTTTGTGTTTGTGGGTTAGTGGCCCGTTAGGATGTTCCAGACAAGTGTCTAGCAAGTCTGGGTAAGGGCTGGATGCCCTAATTTAATCTTTTATCCATTTTTCTTTTTCATCATCATATCTGTATCCCAGATATTCTTCCATAAGCCAATAAACAATAGGTGACTTATACGCAGTCTTTAGGGGCCAAAAGACCAATAGATATTTTCTCTCTTCTAAGAAATTCAGATATAATTAGCATATGCACTAACGTCTGTTCATTTGTAATATTCATGCTATACTCCTAAAGTTGTTGATACAAAGATCCACATACTTCCTTGTAAAAAAAAATCCCGTTATGTTCATCCATTCATGGCGGGATTTCCAAATCAGAAATCAGCTCTTCAATCCAGCTTTCAACCACCTGAACCTCGATGCTACTAAAGCAAACAAGGCTAGTCACATTACGCTCACGCTGATAGACAGAGTCTGCCACGCGCTCCAATAAGTTAATGGCTTTAGCCCGTATACCATCCTGGTCCAGGTTCATAAATAACTCCTTTTAATCATTCGAGTTTACCCCATTTCTCCAAATCTTCTTTGAGACGAGAAAAGGCCTCTGGACGAGTTTTTCCCCATATATCATTTTTTTTGTGAATTCCGAAATGACAGACGATTGTATCATCATCAATAATTTGTGTTATGACATCATGAACAAGCTCAACTTTTCCAGGAACTAATCCCCATGCAGTATGGTTACCGATTGCTGAGGCCTTAAACCACCAAACTTCATCCCCAATCTTATAGTCATCATCTTTCATCAATGAATCTCCTCCAGATCATTCATAGCCTTCTCAATATCAGGAGCAAGTCGCTTGTTAATATAATTATGAAGGCACCATGAAGTCCAGATAGCTCCTGCTTTCATAGTAGGATCGTTTCGATTGAGCGCCGCCAACAGACCTTCAAGAAACTTGATATGGGCCTTTAAGCACTTCTTTGCATCTATTATTGTTTGATCTTCTTTCATTTAATGACTCCAAAATTCAAGCAAAACGAGAAAGGTAATATAGATGGATAACAAGAGCATAAAAAAAATATTATTATTCATTCTTCCCCGCATAATATAGATTTAAGCTGCTCTTTCGCATATCCAAGCCTGTGAGTACCATTCTTGCTGGCTATGCAATCTTTCCACTTTAAATACCAGTCTCCAATCTCATAGCAAATAAAGTCTTTTTGCTCAGGCGTAAAACTATTAACTATTAATTGATAATTTTCATACATCTTTTGTAACTCAGGAAACTCTGCCTCTAAAGAAATTATATTCTGCTTCAATTCATCAATTTGTTTTTCAGATTCCCCGACCAGCGAAATACAGAGAAGCTTCTTCGTTGCTTTATACCAATCAAACAATGAGCTGTTCATTTTGTCCATTCCGTCTTCAATTTTCCACCCGTAATCCTCTCAATCTTATATTGAGCATCCTCTGGAACTCTACCCCATTTAAGCCAGTTACCCAGAGTGTTGCCCGACATCCCGGTAACCTTTCTAAAGTTATACTGGCTTCTATAATAAGTCTTAACGTCTTCTGGCGTCATATTTCTCTCCTCTATTTATTTAAAGTAAAAATATATTATCACAAGTGTTGACTTATAACAATGATTGACATAAGATTGCTTTACGTCATTACCGACGTAGACTATTAACTAGTGAAGAGGTATTAAAATGCAAAAGTACGACCCAACATCAGAGCAGGAAGAGTGTTTCCGAGGAAGTGTTAAAGAGCTTGAGAAAGTTATCAAGCAGCTGGCCGCTCTTTCGCTTCGTAAAGAGGAGCTGACAGAAATCATTATCGGTTCACTTGACCATCAGCACGAGGGCCAGAAGACCTACGAATACGGCACATGGAAAATAGAGGTTAAGACTCCTTACGTATACTCACTTAACAAGAAGTTATACGAATCCTGTGCAATAAGCTTGCCGGACCATTTTAATCCGATAAAAGAATCAAAATCCTATTCCATAGACAAAAGATTGTGCGAGCAATATCTGATTGATGCTCCAGACGAGGTTAGAGAACAGCTGATTGAGCTTATTGAAAAGCGCCCCGGTAAGGCCACCATATCCCTTAAGGAGCGAGTATAATGTCAAATACTGTATTGGTCATAGGGCAGTCAGGGAGCGGCAAATCAACATCGCTTCGTAATTTAAACCCGGTATCCACGTTTATTATTAACATATTGGATAAGCCTCTTCCTTTTCGTGGCTTTAAGAAAAACTACAAACTGGTCACCAAAGAAAACCCGACCGGCAACTACTTCTCAGCCAGTGACTGGTCACATGTGGTGCGATGCATTGACATGGTTGACAAGACTCGCCCTGATATTACAACGCTCGTTATTGATGACTGGCAGTATATATTAGCCTATGAGTTTATGAGGCGCGTCAGTGAGAAAGGTTTTGAGAAGTTTAGTGAGCTTGCGGTGCATGGTTGGAGCACAATTAATGCCTGCCTTGGCACAAGACCGTCTCTCACCAACTTCATTCTTTCTCATAGCGACATGGATAATACGGGTCGAGCAAAATGCAAAACCATTGGTAAGTTACTGGATGAAAAAATAACCATTGAAGGTCTATTCACTACCGTCTTGCATTCCAGAGTAGTGGATGGTGAATATATGTTTCAAACACAATCTGACAATGATTATTTGGCCAAAAGCCCAATGAGTATGTTCGAAGATTTCCTTATCCCTAACGATTTGGTTATGGTTAAGGCTGCTGTTGAAAATTACTTTAACGAAGAGGAATAATAAAATGACAGATTTTTGGAGCAGTGAACTTGGCGAAGTAACCGGTAACGCAAATGATGCCTTTGCCAAAACCTTCACCCAAATACCAGACGGGACCATGGCTTTAGCTAAAATAGAAAGCTTCGGCAACATGGAATACAACGGCAACAAGTTCCTTGTTATAAGTTGGCTGCTAACGGATGGTGACTTCAAGGGTCAAAAGGTTGAGCAAAAGCTTAAAGTATTCGGTGACCCTGCTTCCAAGGATTCCGCTAAAGCACGACATCGTGCATTGAATATGTTGAAGCTTATTTATCAGCTTTATTCGGTTAAGCCAAAACATGCTGGAGACCCAACAGACCAGGATTTAGCTGTATTCGTTGGTAAAGAGTCCGGAATCAAAATTCGTGAAACTGAGCCTAACGATCAGGGTCGTCAATACAACTGGGTTGCCGAAGTCCACGAGAAGAAGGGGTTTAAGTGTGAAACAGGGGTAAGCGTTGTGGTTACTCATACAAACTCTAACTTTGGGCAGGGAACGATGGATAGCGCTTTTAGCAGACAGGCCAATCTTCCAGATGTTGCCCACGATGATGGGATACCGTTCTAATGTTCTCTATTTTAATCTTATTCGCCCTGTCATTTGATAGGGCTCCATGTTGCGATTCGTGCGCCACTGATAGAGCACAGGACCAAATGGCCATGGAACGTGAAGAAGAAAATTACAAAAAAGGCCTTTCGATAATGGAAGCTGGAAAGATTATAGAAGGGGAAGGAAGGTTTTAAATGACAAGAAATACGCTTTCGAAACTAATAGAAGCTTCACAGCAACATGTTGAAGATGAGCCAAGAAATTACATTGGAGCCAGCAGCATTGGCTCCGATTGTCTTCGCAAGATATGGTATGAGTTTAAGGGGATGGAAGCCGAAGCTGTCCCTACTAGAATGCGAAGGACGTGGGACATTGGCAAGCAACTTGAAAAATTAATTAGGGATTGGTTGAAAAATACAGGAATATTTGTAAGTGATTGGGATGTGGGATTTACATATAAAGATGAAGTAATGCCTTATTTTCAAGGTCATATTGATGGGACAATTCAAATTGGTATAGATGAATATATACTTGAAATAAAAACAGCCAAAGATTCAAGTTTTAAAATATTCGAAAAGAAAGGTGTTAAAGAATGGAATTCACAATACTACGCCCAAATACAGGCCTACATGGGAATGTCCGGAATACATAGCGCATATATACTAGTACTAAATAAGGATAATAGTGATATTTCCGATGAATTAGTGGAGTTTGATGCTTATTTCTATGGAAAACTGAAAGAGAAGGCTGCAATGATTTATAACGCGCATGTTGAGCCTCCCAGAATAAACGGTTCACCACTTTGGTTCCAGTGCAAGACATGTAAATACAATAAGGTATGTCATAAATGAAATCAAAATTAATGGAAATAGAAGAGCAAAATTACATAATAACAATATATCAAAGTACAACTATAAGAAAAGGAAGTCCATGCCTCAATATTTTTACTTTCACAATTCACGATGAAGATAATAATTTAATAGAAGAAGATGATGACGTTAAAACATCATATTTGTCTCTTAATAGCTGCAAGAAAGAAGCGATTGATAGAGTAAATGAAATTTCCAGCGCAAATTCTTTTAGTATGTAAAATTGAGGATTAAATTAAAACCATGAATAGGATTGAGCAGATGAAGTGGTACAGCGTTAAAAAATATAAACCATATGCTATTGGAGTAGAATACATAATAAGAAATGATTTTGGGGTTTTCATCGCAAGGCCTGTTCAAATGGAATATTTTTATAGCTGGGTTGATGAGGCGCGGCGATTATTTCATGAGACCGCTCTTCCCACTCATTTCTGCATTCCAGATCCAATAGAAATAGAAGAGGATTAAATATTACTTATGAAGCATTTGAGGCCATACCAACAACAAGCAGTAAACGATTGCTGGGAGGCCCTAAAGCTCGATGACGATCCAGTATTGCTAATGGCAAGTGTAGGCGCAGGCAAAAGCCTGATGTTGGCGAATATCCTGCTAACCATGCAACAAGCAGGTAAACGCGCCCTATGCCTCGTAAACAACGCAGAACTCGTAAGAAACAATTGCGCAACGTTTATAGATGAAGGAGGCCAAGCATCCATATATTGTGCAGCCCTTGAATCAAAAGATACTTCGTGCCCAATAGTGTTTGGGACCCCTCAATCGATACTTAACGGAATAAATAAAAATGAAGAAATTGGAAAAATTCGATTCAATCTTATCGTTGTGGATGAGGCTCATGCTATTAATTATCTTAATAGTAGGACTTGCTTTATGCGCATTCTACGGCATTACAAACAAGAATATTCAGGAATGCGATTGCTGGGAGCAACTGGAACAAACTTTAGATTCAAAGGAACTTCCATAGTCGGCCCTGAATGCCTATTTAAATCCCAAGTTGGTAACATAACCACAGAGCAATTAATTAAAGATAAATATCTGATTGAACCTTTATTTAAAATCGACCAAAATCTGGTTCTCGACTTTTCCAAAGTGAAGATTAAACAAAATGGCCAGTTTGATCAAAAACAATTAGAGCTCGTAATAGAGCAAAGCGCACGATTAACAGAACTTATATGCAAACAAGTGGTTCATATTATTGGCTCTCAAAACAGAAGGGGTGTTTTCTTTTTTGCAACTACCAAAAAGCATGCCTTTGAAATATTAAGTCATTTACCAGCAGAAGAATCTGCAATCATTTTAGGAGAGACGCCACAAGATGAACGAACAGAAATCCTGGAAAAAGCACGTTGCGGACAAATTAAATATCTTGTTAATATTGCTATTATTAGCGTTGGCGTTGATATCCCTGCCTACGACACTATCGCCTACCTACGGCCCACAGAGAGCCTTGTATTGCTTGTCCAGACCATGGGAAGAGTCTTGCGATTATCTCCGCAAACGCAAAAAAATGACGCACTTGTCCTCGACTTCGCAGGAAACATCGACAGACACCGGGACTGGGACAATCCACTATTATTGGAAGCCTTAAAACAAACGGTTGACCGGGATAGGCCTCTTGTCATCCTTTGTCCCGCCTGCCAAACCATGAACACGGAGCACGCAAGACGCTGTATAGGATTAGACGAAGCAGAGGCCCGCTGCCCATATTACTTTGAATTTAAAGAATGCTATAACGAAGAATGCGGCGTTAAAAATGATATCGCTTCACGTCTATGCCGAGAATGCGGCAGCGAAATGATTGACCCTAATCAAAAACTTTCTATGGCGCGCCTCCAAAATAACGTCTTTGAGGTCAATGTTATCGAAGCCAGGTATGGTATATCAGGAACACAAAATGGATTCAGAGTTAACTGCGCCTATAAATGCCAAGACAAAGCAGGACATATTGGATCGGTTTTCGAACATTTCTCTCCAGTAAGCGATAAGTCACTAAGGTTATTTTATGGTCAATTCGTGAAAAAACATTGTCCAGATGCAAATAAATGGTATATTCATTTAAGGGATAGAACAAAGGTTGAGGAAATGCTGCAAATAGCGCAAACACCTTTGTCACTTCTAATAGCAAAAGAACAGGATGGATCGAAGATTAAGAAAAAAGTTTTCTAAACGTGCAAAGGACCAGCATGCTAAAAGATTACATTACCGTTAAATGTTATGACGAAATTCACGAGCTTGAAAAACTATATCAGTTTTTAGATGGCGCACATCACGCCTGCGAAGACGAAACTATAAGCTCGACATTTCTTCTAGCTTGCCATAAGATACAAGAAATTATCAATGCGATTAATTTAAAAGAATCTCCCCTCACTGGTGAAATATGCAATAGAGCGTAACCATTAAGTCTAGTTATATTGATAATCAGACTTATGCATGTTTTAGTACAATCTCAATATCAAAATGCACATAAATACATACAATATGTATACTATTATCTCTGCCACAAATTCGATCAACATATTGGTCCAGAATGCATCATATTCTTCTGAATAAATTTATCTCTTTCAGAAATATAATTTTCCAAATAGCTTAATATAGAAACTTTAGCTTCCTCAAAACCCCAAACAAAGGAGACTTCGTATCCGCGCATCATTTTTCGCCACGCAAAATCTTTTTGCTCTGCGGTTGGTTGATTTTTTCCCACTTTAAGCTCGAGCCAAAGGCCGTATTTTCCATTTGCGGGAAGTGCAAGGAAGAAATCAAGTACGCCTTTTTTTACGCCCATGCGTTTTAACGTTCTTCCTTGCATAACAGAGCATTTTCGCTCATTAGCAAAATGATGAAAGTCTTCTTCTAAATCCGGAAATTCATGATTAAACCAATTGATAATATTTATATGGTCTATTTGTTCTGCCTGAAGGCTCATTTACTTTCCTTGTCTTATCATAAGGGCTATATCCTTAGCCCTTTCTCCAACTTGGGCGGCCCATTCGCTGTTCAGTGCCTCCAGGGCTGCGGTGGTATAGTCCTGAACAGTTAGGGCCATAATCATTTTTTTGAAGCCCAATAATTTGGAAATTCCAATATTAAAGCACATGTTTATTAGTGCGGCCTGAACATTGGATGGTTGTATTACATACCATGAAAATTTTCTAAGCTCGTCTTCGCATCTATCGAAATCATTTTCGAACATGAACTCAGCTTCTTCAGGCGTAATTCCATTGTCTTCAAGATTTCTTCCGTATCCTATCGTTGTCTTTCCTGTAGTATCTTCATAGGGGTGCAATTTCAAACCTTCACATTTTTTTATCCATGCTTTTAAATTCGTCATCGCAATAGTCCTCGTTGTAGAACTTCCATCCAAATAAACGCACTGCATAGTACATAATGCATGCGCGAAATGGTGAGATCCCATCATTTAACAGCATATGATAAAAAATCAAATCCGTTTGTTTTCGATTATAGTCACAGGTCATTTTATAAAACCAGTCATGAACTATAGCCGGTCTAATCAATGAAGAATGCGCCGGAGACATGATTGGCCAAGCTATTTTAGGAATAGACGCCAAATCAGTTTTAAATCCTTTAGGAATAGAGAAAGATCGGCTATCAATGACAAAATGGATATCATTGCATGTTTTATATTCATAGTTTTTGTAAGGCTTAATACAAACTTCAGACAAAAAACTTGTGTGGATGGAAGTTGCCTTGCATCCACACAGAAAGACCATTGGTAAAAACCAATGAATTCTCATTAAAATTATACAGTAGGAATAACTTTATACCAAAGATGTACTACCCATGTACCATCACCTGTAGTGAATGCACCTGTCAAGTTACTCAAGTACAATCCTTTGTTTACGGTTGTGGTAAATGGTGAAATAGCTACGGTATTACCAGAAACACCAGTAAACTGGAATGCAGTACTAGCAGCTGCAAAAAAATCAGCAGCAGCTTCAGTATTGGATGCAGCAACGCCTGCGCCATGAGTAGTTGCATCATATTGTAAACCAACAACGCCTCCTGCTGCATACGCCGCAGAAACGAAAGTCATAGACAATATGGCACGTTCAAGCACGATTAATGTATTTGCACCACCGGCTGCTAACAATAGTTTAGGAGCTGCGTACATACCATTAAATTCCGCCGCCGTTACTGCAACTGCTACGTATTTAAGAACTAAGGGTGAAATCATGGAACTTAATACTTTGTTAGCCCCAATTGCGGTTACACCTGCATTGGATACAGTAACGTCTCCAGATAAAGCTACAGAGGTTGCAACACCGCCTGCTGAACCTACCAAAACGTTACCAGAAGCCAAAGTGGCTAACTTTGAGTAATCAATGGCCGCAGCTGCATTCACGTCTGTATTAATAATAACGCCAGCAGATATTGCTGTTACACCAGTATTTGATATAACTACATCGCCTGTCATTGCGACTGAGGTTGGTACATTTCCGGCGCTTCCAACAAGAACATTACCAGATGTCAATGCTGCCAATTTGCTATAGGAAATAGCGGCGGAAGCATTGATGTCAGCATTTACAATTACACCAGCAACTATAGAAGTAACACCGGCATTGGTTATAGCTATGTCGCCTGACATCGCAACCCCTGTGGCGACATTCGATACATTACCAACGAATATGTCACCGCTTTGTAATGTATCAGACAATCCACCGCTTGGTGCCAACGCATCAAAAGTTAAGTTAATCCCGTCATAAGTGAAGAAACCAATTTGTGCTGGTGAATAATAAATCAATACCATGTCAGTTGCTGACCATTCAAATTCACCGTTTTGCAACGCTTCAATTTCATCTGCCTGCGATGTAATGTATCCAGTTGTAGTAATAGTAGTTAAATCATCATCACAAACGATTGTAACAATGTTTGGATCGCCATCAAAATTACGTGCAATTGCTGTAATGCTCATTTACAAATCTCCTTATAAATTAAGTTAACAAAAAACTATTTAAGTTTTCTGCGTCGTATCCTGTCAAGATGATCTACACCTAAATATCCAACACCTTCTGCTGCTGCATCAGTTCGCACACCATAACGGTCTGCATTTTTAGCCCGGTCTATCATAACATCAGCACATGCATATCCGGTTTTACTATCATCTCGAATTTCAATTGGTTTTCGAGGAGTTTCATCATAAGCCATGTCTTGCTCCTTTAATATTTACAATCTTTATCCATTTTCTTTTTAACATCTTTCTTAGTATCTTTTGGCGCTTTGGAACTCATGGGCTTTTCAACCATTTTCTTAACAGGCTTCTTCATTTTTTGCTTCCTCGTTCTCCACCATCAAGTATCCTGTTGGCTTTAGCATCAATTTTAGCTTTCGATGAAGAAGAAAGCTTCCCTTTGTTTTCCATCTGTGTAGCACGAGCCTTAGCATTTTTGGCGTGTGCTTTGTCAGACATAGGATATTTTTCACTACCCGGTAATCCAAATTCACTCTTGGATAATTTGTTCCTCTGCGTTGTGCTCAATTTCGACATCAGGCGCCTCCTTTTTGGCTTCATTCAGCAAGTATGTAATTTCATTTAAATGACCGCTTATAGTATGCATATTTATTGTAGCCTGTTGCAACTGATTCGATAGATTTGTTGCTTTATCTGAAGCCTCCTGAAGCTGCTGCTTTAAATATTCCGCTCTTTTAGTCAAACTATCAATACTCATTTTATAAAAACTCCTTTAGATTAAAAAATCTGTATTTATCTTTTAATTTATTCAGCCAAATTCATATACTATTACAGAGCCATCCCCTCCTGCACCACCAGCTCTGGATACCGTGGTTGCGGAAGCACCGCTTCCACCTGCGCCTCCTGAAATCCCTATATCTCCCGCGGTTCCACCGTCGTTGGTTCGCCCCTGTCCGCCACCACCATTGTAACCGGGGGCGCCATTTCCTGAAGAATACTGTCCAAGAACGCTCATTCCCGGAGCGCCAGATGCTCCATGGAAAAAAATACTTGCTACTGATGAGCCACCAACTCCTCCAGCTACAAATTGAGCCGCCACGTTTGTGGCACCAGTCGCCCCTTTTCCTGCGGCTCCTCCTAAAGCATAAACACCTGCAAAAGAGTTGAAATTTGAATCCCCACCATCGGTTCCGTCATTGGCACCCGCAGCACCTCCAGCCCCTCCAGCTCCGACGGTATAAGGATAAGTGGGATCGGGTGCATCAATTAATCTCATCCCAAATCCTCCGGCGCCTCCGCCTCCCGCACCCGCAAAGGTAGCACCGCCGCCAAGTGCTGCCCCACCTCCGCCCCCGGCTCCCGCTACTGTAACCAATATGGAATTCACTCCGGATGGAAGAATATAGGTACCCGATTCCGCAGAGATAAAATACTGTATGCTCTTTAATCCTCCTTCGGCTAGCGACAATCTTACAAAAGTATTTGTTTCTATATCTCTTACAAAAAAACCGGTTTGATCAGGAGAATAATGAATAAGCATTATGTCGGTTTCAGTCCACTGAAAGGATCCGTTAATAATCGCATTTATTGCTTCATCCTGAGAATCTATATAACCATCAGCAGTAATAGTTGCCAGATTATCCGTTGTTATTATGGCGACAATATTAGGATCTCCGACAAAATATCTATCAATCGATGTTATAGGCATAATTTATAGTCCTTAAGGATATTTCTAACACACATGATAACAAATTAAAACAGTCCCATTTAATGCTGTTGCCACTGTTAAATTGTAAATAGTTAATGTCGCACTTCCTGAGCCAGGAACACATTTAAAATTAATATTTTGAGTTGTATTAGTGCCGCCAATAATAGTAAGAAAAATAGCCGAAGTTGAAGTAATGGCTGTATTGGTCCAGGTAATCGCATAGTTACCGGCACCGGCCGTAGTTAAAGATGAGGTGGTAATAACTCCTGCGTTTCCGCTAGCAGTAACGGCGTTTGCAGCTTCAGTTCCGTTAACCTTGGCGACTACCAACTGAGCCACTGTAAAGTCTGTATCAGGGAATGTAACAGCTCTGGTAGCGCTTGTATTTGCAAAGGTAAAGTTAGTTGTATGTTGCTGCGTTGTTCCGTTAAGTATGCTTAATGGGACTGTAAGGGCCGCAGAAGCAATTTGGCAAAGCCCGGTTCCTTTCATGGTAAATAACATACCGATATTGGTATCGGTGCCTAGTGGTTCAATGTAAGGGGAAAGCAAAGTTCCACGGTTCACAATCCGAAGATAGTTTACAGCTGAGGCTACAATACCAAATGTTAGAACATTATTATCGCTTGTATCAGTTATAGTTGGGTTTTTTATTGTAGGACTTGTGCCAAAAACACTTAATCCAGTTCCAGTCTTATCAGATAATGCAGCCAGTAAATTCGCACTGGAAGGCGTCGCAAGCCAAGTTGCAATTCCGCTTGCCAAACCAGATATTCCTGTACTTACAGGCAAACCTGTGCAGGCTGATAATGTTCCACTAGTAGGCGTTCCTAAAATAGGAGAAACCAGAGTTGGCGTATTTGCGCCTACAAATGTACCCGTACCAGTGCTCCCGCTTAAAGGGGTATTAATGATATTATTTGTGGCCACAACTTCTCCTTATGCAACAGTTAATCCAGCAGATAATACATAATCAACAGACCATGTTGTATTAGCCACAAGACCGGAAACAGCTACAGTATCGTATTGATTTGCTGAAGTCAGGCTTCCAGCAGAGCTCGTTACAGAGGAGCCAAGTCTTATTGTAGTTGCTGTACCTGCTGCCAAAATCCATCCAGCAGCACCAAGTCCCTTTATGATAACAACATCGCCAATGGCAAATGTAGTAGGAAGGGTTATTGTTGTCTGGCCTGCATTAGCTACTATATAGCGTGTATTTATTGCAGCTGTTTGAGTGGTCCCTGCAATACTAGCCGTTGTAGTTCCGCCACCAATCGCGTTAATGGTAATGGATGCCGCACCATTCGTAATTGATACACCAGTACCTGCTGTTAAAGTTGCGGCCGAAGGGGTTGCTCCAGTAGATCCAATGATAAGTTGCCCATTGGTCATTGTGGCCGACCACACAGGGACTCCTGTTGAGTTAGTGACTAAATGAGCGGAATTTGCCGTGGCTAATGCTGCCATGACATTGGCAGAACTTGCATAAAGCAATGTGCTTACGGCATTTGTTAATGGATAGGTCGTTGTTGACCATTGTGGTGTCGTACTAGCTCCAGATAATAACAACTGCTGGGCTGTAGCAGTTCCTGACAATATGGCTCCTGCTGTACTGGAGCTATAAAATATTCCGCCATTCGAAGCCGTCAAATTCGCACTGGTACCTCCGTTTGCCAAGAGAACCTGCCCAGACACAGCTGAAGCTGGATATCCTGTACAATTAGTTAAAACACCACTTGTTGGCGTACCTAAGAGAGGGCTTACCAAGGTAGGTGTATTCGCACCAACAAATGTTCCTGTCCCTGTTGAGCCTGATAGCCCTACGTTTACCTGGTTACCTGTAGCCATTGTTATATCCTCTAGCTTATCGTTAATCCCGCGGAATTCGTAGAGCGAACTCTCCATGTCGTATTTGCAACAATACAGGTTACATAAATATTATCGCTTGCAGCATCACTTGTTAAACTTCCACCAGAAGAAGTTGTTTGCGAACCAATTTTTATAGTTTGACCAGCATTTGCAGTAACTATCCAGCCACCAGCACCAAGCCCCTCTACTGCAATCACATCTCCAACAGCAGCGGTTGCAGGCAAAGTAAAAGTTAATGCGCCTGCGCTATTTGCTACATAGCCATTATCTATAACGGCAGGATTAACAGAAACGGCGGTTGTAGACCATGACATTCCGCTCGTTGATGAGGCAATAGTAATAGAACCGGCGGCATTTGTTATTGATATTCCAGCGCCAGCTGTTAATGCAGCGGAGGTAAATGTAGTTCCATTTCCAATAGGTACAAACCCGTTGGTTGGCAAATCTGCGATTGGGCTTAAAAAGCATAGCGTTCCATCAGCATCTGGAAAAGTAACTACACGTGCAATAAAGGTGTTTGCAAAAACAAAATCAGTTATATGATTGTAAGCTGTTCCTGTAAAAATACGCAAAGGGAAGGTGGTTGATGCGCTTGCTAATCTTACAGCTCCAAGACCTTTCGACTGCAATCCCGCATCAACATCGGCAGCAATTCCATCTGATTCAAAGGCGGGTGTATTCGTAGTGCTGTTATTTACTGCTAGCCAGCTAGTAGCGGCTGCCTTCACCATAAATGTGAGCATTTTATTTCCGTTGTGATCCAGTATCGCGTCATCGGAATTAAATTGCACGGAATTAAATTGCACAGCGCTTGTTTGAGCTATGTCTTGAGGTGTAGTCAATGTAACAGCACCCGTTTGAAGACTACCGCTTGTTCCGTTAGCCAAAACCTGATTCGCTGTGCCTATAATGCCGACTACATCCGCAGAATCTACAAGCTGAACCCACCCGGGAAATACAGGGCTATAATATTCATAACTTAGCAGGGTGGTATTGAAGCGCAGCCTAAAATACATTGTGGCAGCAACCGCAGGTCTATCGGCAGTTGTGCCTGGCGGAAGATTAGGGAAGGTCGTAAAGCTTGTGTTTATAGTGCTAGTAGCGTCAAGCCCAACTATGACCTCATCAGGATTTAAATCGCCACCACTTACAAATTCGCTAAACTTAATGGTTTCAATAGTCATCACAGCATCCTTGTGATTGGTGTTAGCCCTGCAACTGTCTTAATGAAACCCCGATATATGCTGCCGTGTCTGGTGTTATGAAGTGTATCACATCACCACCTTTCACATATCGCTTCTTTGGACGAAACTCATTGTATTGCTGAGTCCCAACAGTGCCACCAGCAGGGATGACAGGTGTGGAATTCAAACAAATAAATACGTTGGCTGTGCAAATATATTCAAAGTAGGCCTGATATTGCATTGTTGCCGTACCGGGAACTGTAAAGGTTTCTTCAACATTAGTCCCGCAGGCTACCTGTACCGCGGTGTCACTAAAAGGCATCGTTTCAATGTAATTGGCATTATACGCTATTGTCATTTTGTATCCTTATGGATGAACTATTCCAATTTGTGAGTTTAAAACGTAATGAAATCTTATATAACCACTAGCACCAACACCGACTGAAGCTGCTGTAGAAAGAATATGAGTTCCTGTTCCAGAATTGGGATCGTAGGTAACATTTTGCATACCTGTTGTAGTTTTTGTCCAGTTTACGGCGAATGCAACATTTGAAGAGGACGCGGCTAAACTTGCTGTAGTTATTACTGCAACAACAGAATCAACGGTGCCTGCTGCGTTATAAACCGCAATAGTTGAATTCGCGAATGCTTTTGGATTTCGAAACTGCAAATCAAAAGCGGAATTAATAAGGCTTGCACTTAATCCGCTTGCAAATGTTGACATAGATGCAAGAAACATGCCAACAGTACTGGCCGTCCCTGGTAACACATAAGGTTCGTAAGAGGTTTCCAGATAATATTCGCAACGTTTCAAAGTTTCATCAAAAGTCAACACAGTGCTGTCCATAGCTGTATCATTGCACACAAGAGATACTCTTTCAAACCTGATGGAATCTGGTGTTCCGGTGCTTACCATGGAATCTATAGTGTACAGTAATATTGCGAACTGCATGCTGTCATTGTCGGCAGCTGGCATCTGCATGCCTTCAAACAAAATCGTGTTGCTACCATTTGTTAAGCTATAAGAGGGGTCGTTAACAGGGGCGACTGCTGTCCAACCTGCTGCAAATACAGGAGAGCCGCTGGCAGCCCAAGAAGCAACAGGCTCCGTTTGAGTCATCGTAGGGGCCGCGGTTGATCGATAGATTAAGCGCATTTTCATATGCAATGCTGCACTATTTTGTTTTACCGTGGTAATTTTTACCAAACTGGAAAGCTTTCGACCCCAGAATGGTCTTGCCGTCTGTGGAGCTACGTATTGTAGCATTGCAAATTGATTCGTTGCCGTTTTGGCTGCCACCTTATAAGCATAATTTTGTGCAGCTGTTCCACGAGATGTAGTTATATGATTTCCAGTTGCAGAAGCCACGTAGGCTTGCTGAATCATTACGGTCTGGTCAGCGGTATAACCGAAGCTTGCAAAGTCCGTAGAGGCGATTGTATAACCTTTCCATGGGTTTAATGCGAAGTCCCAGCCGCTCAATATGCTTTCTTTGGGCTGATACAGGATGCTGTTAATGTAATTATGAAATGTATGGTCAATTTGTCTGTCGATAGAATCCTGCTCGAAAGCTGGCTCTGAATCATCTTCTGTATCTTGAGCTATAAGCTGGATACTGGTTACAAAAATGTCGGTTGTAGGAGGTAATGTCAGTCGATATTCGATATAAGCATCAGGTGGCGCTTGGGTATTGGCGGTGTCGCCAAGTTCACCGTGATCAGTAAATTCTGTCCATGTGCTATTCACCGCAGTAGTATGCAATACCACCGCTAACAAATTCCCTAGCGAATCATAAAGGCTTGCATCAATTGACTGAGGAAGTCCTTCTACCCTTGCAGTAATTGAAGAAGATACATTCTTATTAGCCCACAACATACCGTTTTGCTGAAATCTCTGCCTAAGGTATGCAGAATCCCATCCGCTTAATGTCATACGAAGCGCATAAGGAGCGTTAGTAGGATTTGTTGTGGCTGAGTCTAATGGAACTTTGGTAATTGTTCCCGTACCAGAGCCTGCCAATATTAGTGTCCAGCCCGGTCCAATATCAACTCCTGTAGGCGCTGATGTAAATGTATAGGGGGATGCAAAGTTAATAATAGAAAATTGCGGATTGGTAATTTGATTACCTGTAGCAAAAGCATCATTTTCTATTGGCGTGTTTCCACCCCCAGCAACCATATAATCATTGACTTCATAGATTAGCGGGTCCGCTTGCGTATCTCCCTGCCTGAACTCAAGACGATAAACTTTATCTACTTCGAAGAATATATCAATTGGCAGAGTGCCATTTGCAAGGAACTGTATTGGCTGAGTCCATGGAACTGTCAGGTTTGGATAATGGTACACGGTTGCTGGCATGTAGGGAAAGATGTTTTCAAGAACGAAAAGATAAAACGAATCGTCAAAGCTATTAGCCTGAAGATCTACCTCATACCATATCGGATTAAAACCACGAACCCCTAACACTGTCGCCATACAACACTCCCTGTGTAGCTTATTGGTTTATATTAGCACGACCTTTATTTTTTTACTAAGGTTGGACTAATTAGTTGTTCATTTCTTCTTTCTTTTTTCACCGGCTTCCGAATAAGCTATAGCTACTGCTTGCTTCTGTGGTTTTCCAGCGTCCATTTCTCTGCGTATGTTCTCTGAAAATCCTGAACGTGTTCGTGCTTTAGCTCCCTTTACTAATGGCATCTCATTCTCCTTATAAAATTAATGCTTGTTTTCAAACAAACAGCATCTTACCATTATTGACACATTACGTAAGGATGCAATTATGACAACACCTGATGAAGTTACAGAAGTTTTAGTAGAAAATGAAGCGCCAGTTGTAGAAGAGTTCAATATTCAGAAAGAATTTATTAAGCTTGATAACCGAGTTAAGTCTTCTTCTGAGGCCTTGAGCTCTAAAATTGATACTGGATTCATGGTTATGGCTGTAATGCTTGTGTGTTGCATGCTTGTTTCTATTGGCGTTCATTATTTTTAAGCAACTAAGGAGTCAGGTAAATTAACTCCCCACTGTTTATTACCAGTATTTAATTAATTCGTGTATGAAATAAATGCATCCCGTAGCCAGAATCGCAATCAGGCACAAGCTCATTACTGCACGAATAGCTATCCTGCCTGTTATCAATAACCTGTCCAACCTTCTATGACTCATATATTCTTCTTCTGTCATTTTTTTCCTTATCTAAAAATATTGAAGATACATGAATGAAGATGATAGTGCAAAATTGCTAATCTTCATACGCGGATACACAGCCCACTAATGCTTGTTTTATGCTCATTCTTGTATTACAATAGTTGGCATATGAATAAGGGATAAATAATGTCAAAAGATAGCGAAGTAATTAATATACGTGACTTCATGGATCATGAAACCAGGATATCTTTGGTTGAGAATGCGATTCTTCATATCGCCAATGACATGGCTGAAATTAAATCAGAAATTAAGGAATTGAAATCCGAAATTTCCGTATTAAGAAAGGAAGGATTGACATGCTTTAAATGGGCTGTCAATGCTATTTTAGGATTGTATGGGATCGCAGTCACTGCACTTATAGCATTAGTTGTTAAGCTTGTTTGGGGTTAATTATGTTTTTTGAAATTTAATGAATAACATCTGATTGTTTTATTGTAGATTTATATTCTGGTAAAGGGGTCGTTGATTTTGTAACATAATCAGGGAACGTCTCTTCAAATCCTTCTGGCGTTTCCCATCCACCCCTATTAAAAATAGCTAACACATAATTTATTGCGTGACTTAAGTCTTTAATTTTATCAAGATGTTCGTTTATGTATTCAGCTCCGAAACATAATTCATGAATTTCTCTTTTTGTAGCATTCAATTTCTTCTTTTTTAATCTCTCGCACATATTTACAATCACGTCTTTATCCAGATGCTTTCGAAAGTACATCTCAGCTGGAAGAATAGTATCTGGCGAAGCAATCCCAATAGTTGTTAACCAGTCAGATAAATCTAAATGCTCAAGGCCATGGTCACTCTCAACCATATGTCCTCGCGCCCACTCTATCAAATTAATTCTTGCTTCTTTGCTTGTACTAAATCCGCATAATTTTAATGCCTCTTTGATTAAATCTTCCATATTTCCCCTCACATGGTAAATAAATGCGCATTATATCATTTCAGTGTTTTTATTCAATGCAAACCATTCTTTTACGTATAAAAGCTTTTCCGGGATAGCCAAGCGATTATTTTTAAAATATTCGTAATCTTGATAATGTTCTTGGGAAGGGGTTTTAATTAAAGCCTTTTTACATTCTTTTCTTTCTATACAAACAATCTCTTCTTTATAAGGGCCCTGATTATCCAGCGCTGGATTAGCCGGCGCCGGGTTTCTAGGCGCTGGATGGTCCACAACCTGATTTTCAGGCGCTGGGGAAAGGTACAGATAAAAAACATCTTCCATGAAAACCCCTTTATCCGTGCGGGTTTTCTTTCTCTTCAAAACCCCGATCAAACATAAATCATTCAGGCATTTCCGAACCTTGTCTCTGCCAACATTTACAAAATGAGAATTAATTTCCTCTACATTTATCTTCCAGTTAGCAGGTTTTGAAGAAAGATAAACATAAATTGCCAAGCAATCAGTATCGGTGATGGATTGTATGGTTTTTGTGAAGAGTGTGGTGACGCCTCCGTCAACCTCATTGAACTTACCTTTGAATTTTTGAATACGTGGAATTTTATAGGTTGCGTCTTTTGTGCTCATTTGATAGAATTATCCCGTGATGTTGTGTTGATATTAAAAGCCGGGTCAAAGGGTTGACGCCCTGCCGGCTTTTGCTTTTCTGGATTGTACTTTACAAACTCTTAGGTGTAATTATGTTCTTTGTTTTTTTTGTAATCGGATGGATATTGGTTTCCCCAATAGTTGACAGCTATTTGAACAAGTCATAAAGTCCTTTCCCAGCTAATCCTATAGCGCTGCCGCCCGCTCCTTTGAGAAATATGCTATTAAGTGACTTTAACGCCTTTTCCTTTTCCAGGATTCCTTGGGAATGCTTTGCTACCTCAGGATGCTTAGCCAAAAACCTTTTCATGGGAACGGAGTTCTCATCAAATAAATTCTCAGGATTCTTTGGAACCTTGCGTAGCTCAGGATGAACCAGCTTGCCAATCCCCTTTGGTAGATTCTTGTGATAATAAGTGTCCTTCAGTTCAGCAAACACTTTCTTTCCTTGTTTTAGTACATGCGCAATATCAGCATGGCCTTCCGTAATCAGGTGTTTTTCCAGGTCGTCATTAATCTTGTCTCGCAGATCCAGTATCTCTTCACCTTGATTCTCAAGCGCTAAATCTTGAGATTCAGAACCTTTTGTTCCTTTCTTCCATAAATGGCTTTGTAGTTCATGAACAGCCTCATAATCTCCGCTTCGAGCAGCATCAATAAGCTTCCTGTTAGCTCGTGTCTTACCAAGAATTTCATGGGCTTGATTTATATAGTCTTCATTAACCGGTATCTTAATATCTCGCTTGCCAATAGCAGACCTTACCTGGCCATAAAGTTCATCAGCCGTATTCTGGAGCACGTCATGAGGCTTTTGTGCCGCAGCAACCAATGCCTCAGGCGTAGACTTACTTGTAAGTCCACGCATAAACTCAGGTAGCTTCTCTCCCGTTTTCTGACCAATCTTTCCTGCAAGTTTCCCAGCCCCACCTAAAGCAAGAGCTCCAGCGGCACCTAAAGCCCTGTCAGTTTTGTCACCCGGAGTAGCAATCGCACCAGCACCACCAAGCGCTAATGGGGCCTGCAATGCCCCCGGAACACCCGCTAACGCCGCGCCACCTTTAAGCCCCTGCATAATCTTACCAAACAATCCGCCTCCTCCAAGGAGCTCTGCGGCCATTTGAGCAGACTTTTGACCCGTACCATGGGCTTGCGGGAGAAGTCCTCGCAAATCAGGGCTATTAGCTAAATTCTGCGTGAATTCAGATGGAATTAATCCTGCTGCTCCTCGGATTGGAATTGAAGCTCCTTGTAAAGCCCCCCCGGCAATCGCAGGAATGTAATCGGTGACATTGCTAACGCCACGAGCCGCTGATTCAAGCATAGGAGATTTTTGTGTTGGGGTAAGCTTCAATATGGCATCACGCAACCAGTCAGGCATGTTAGGGTGCTGTTTGGATATGCCTTGTTTGGCCATCTCCATGACATGGGACTGGTCTTCGGGAGAAAGGTCTTCAAAGTCAGGCATTGCAGAAGATTTCGCTTTAGGTTGTTCATCAAGCAAATCTATGCCTTCCGCCCCATCATCCAATAAGTCTATGCCCATTATTGCACTCCTTGTCTGGCTCTGGCATTCAGCTGGTCAATTACTTCTTCTTCGCTTATACCTCGTTTTTTAGCCGTAGCCTTAATGTTAGCAATCGTATAGTTTGGATTAATCTGAAGCAGCGCTGGTTCCATCTGCTTTAAGAAATCTTCAGTAGTGTTAGCGCTCAACTCCCGCTCAATCTTCTTTTCAGGCTTATTAGAGCCATCTTTAGGCGACGCATAGAAGTTTCCGGTCTTCTTATCAAAGTCTAGCTTCAAAGGCGAAGTCCCCGCATTTGCAAAGGTCTGAAGCTCTTGCTCTGTAATTTGCTTTAGCTGATTAAACTGCTGAAGCGCGACCTCAGGGTTTTTGGACCAATGACTCGGATTGGTAAGCTGGTCTATCTTGTCAGTAGCGGAAGGCTGAATAGAATCACCCCAGAACTGACGTAGTTGCTTGGATAGGGTCTTGGCACTCGTCAATGCTTTTTGATATTCCATAAATTCAGGAGGGGCGTTGCCTACACCTGCTTTTATAGAATCTACACCATATTTAAAATTACCCTGAGGGCCTGAATATTGAACCAAAGCTTCTGGATTGATCGAATCCATGGTGATTTTAACGTTCTGAGCATAAGGAATTTTGTTGCGAATAGCGGCGTCCGTAGTCTTCTTGCCTAAGGCTTGATTAAACACCCGAGCCTCATCTTCAGGAAGAGGGCGACCTTGTTGTCCGGGCACTGATTGCTGTCCAAAACCTGGTCTACTTGATAAGCCTCCATTAAGAACGCCTTGGCCACGAGACGCCGCTATCAGCTTTTCCTCAGGAGTTGCTGCCCTATAAGGAGCTAAGCTGCTAAGGTTCTGGCGATAATCCATCAGAGACTGCCGACCAGAAAGCGCCATCTCATGCGCTCTCTTGGCTTCAATATAGCGCGGGTCTTGTTCTCCATATTGGTTTCTCATCATCTCAACATGCAATGCATTTGCTACATCCCCGGAAGGATGGGGCGTGTTCATGTATTCATGCTGCTGCGCAAGACGCTTACGCTCAAGCATATTCTTCATCAAGTTATCAGGAGCATGAAACCCTTTAAGAAAAGAATCAAACGCATCGCCCTGCGGTAACGGTATTCCTGCCATGATTAGCTACCTCCTGTAGACCACACACCACGGCCATAACCGCCTTTACCAAAACCACCAGTCAACCAGTCTGTAGCCAGACCTGTCGCAGCTCCGACGCCTTTGCCAAACATGTTAGCAGGCGCCTGATACTGTCCGAAAGCCATCTGGGCTGACCTGTCGCCCTGATTCATAGCGTTTTGAGACTGCTGACCAGCGGCTTGTGCTCCAGTTCCATACACACCCTGAGATATTCCAGCGCCGGCCATATATTTCTGCATCAAGTCATTAAGGTAATTCTGTCTATCTTGTGCCGCAATCCCGGTAGTGCCAGCTTGAATGGCATTGACAGCAGTATTGGAACCCATCAAGCCCATAGAGCTTGCTGCATCCAAGCCATGCTGTTGGGCAAGTCCCTCCATGTTTTTGGCAGCTTCCGACTCTTTGTAACCGGACGCCCACTTGTCCTGCAATGCCTGAGGGTCTTTCAAACTATTAATATAATCTTGCAAAGTTTGTTGCTGGCCTTGTCCAAACTGGTTATAAGGCTTCTGGTAATTCTGAGCCTGCTCATAATATTTATCATATTGTTTTTGAGCCTTCTTGTAGCCGCCACCCGGATTCATAAAATTCGATAACCAACTCATAGCATAATCTCCTTATTCAAACTATTACAAATCCTGTGGTGCGCCCACTGAAAGTCACCCAGGTAGTATTTTCCTCGACGCAAACAATCTCAATGCAATCGTAACGACTCGATGATGCCACGCTAACCGCTGCTGAAGCGCCTGTATCCGCATCCTTGATAGTCTGGCCAGATCCTACCAGAATAATCCAGCCTCCAGCCCCAAATCCTGCGATAGTGACACGATTACCTACTGACGCTGTATCTGGTAGCTGAAAGGTAGTTAACGCAACGTTGGTGGGTATATAGGACGAATTAATCTCAACGGCCTGCGTAATATCAGTGACCGTAGTCTGGGAAAGAATAGCACCCTGAATATCATTCAAATCCTCATTCAAGGTATCAACCAGAACCCATATCCATTGTAGTAATTGCATATCGAAGTCTGAGTTGATAATGGGGGCCGAATCAATTCTGTCCAGAAATAAGGTCATTAGTTTCCACCTCCGCTGACACGTGAAGTGTTTCTAACGCCACCCAATATAACAATAGGGGCTGAACTCACGCATACAAGCCTGTAGCAACGATTTCGACTGCAACCCAGCTCATACCAGCGCATACGCCATCGGTAAGCGCCTAGCGGACTAAATTCTCGCACATCGGCATAGAGGAAAGTTTCGCCGCCGTCATCACTATAATAAAGCTCAATGTGAGGTTTAAAAAGAGCGCAATAATGATTGTCGTCAAAAGTGGGTGTGTTTGTGCCTTCCTGAATGAGGAATTTATCATCTTCCGAAAGCATGAAAACAGGAACATCTGGCGTACTTTCTTCGCCAACAATGAAAACCGTATTGAGAAACGGCGTGCAGTTCGCGTAAAACGTCTTAGTTCCAAAAACAAAGTCAATTTCGACATAATCTTCCTTGAATTCCGCATAATCTGGTAAAAATATTTGCTGTGTAACAAGCTCATAACGCATGGGATACTTTAAAAATGCATCCGTGGCCTGATGATTAAGTTGCGCAGGATTTATAGTTTCATTATGATAAATATTACCAGCCATTTGATAGAGTGCCGGATCCTTCTGCACGGTAACCAAATGGGCATTATTAAAATATACATGCTTTTCTATTCTATTTCGCTCGCCATTGAGTTCGATTAGCCTGCCCCATTTTTTGGTCTCGAAGTTAAACTCGATGGAATTGGCGTCATCATTTATATCCAAATCCCCAAAGTCTACATATTCACCAGCGGCAGCCCTGTAAAATATAGTATTCTCATATTGATACAAAAATCCTTCAACTTTATTACCAAGCCACGGGCTAATCCTGTCAGCGTGCGTTGAATCTTCCAGGAGAACATTAATAGCTTGAGAGGATATATCCTGAGGCGCCTGACCGTTAGACATCATGAAAGAAACAAGGCCATTACTGTTTTTAGCAAGCCATACCATCATGCCAAAGTCAACAGAAAGGCTATTAGGATCTGAAATGCCAAAATCAAAGTTATAGGAAGTGTTTAGTTTCCATGGGAATTCACGTGTAACGCCTGCAACAGTAAGTTGCGTTATGATGTTTGCCCATACGTCAGTGCTAAAGTCACACATGATGTAGAGTTGATTATGCAGCACTGCAAATTGCCCAATAACCCCGGTTGCTCTGGCATTCAGGGCAGCACCTGGGCTTCCGATTGTAAAATATGTGCTAGCTGAACCAGATAAATTTGATGTAGACAAATAAAAGTCAGGTGTATCAGCAACACTAACAACAAACCTGTTACCAAATGAGGCCACATATAAAGGCTTGCCACCAGTTGTGGATCCTCCTGGAGCATTGCCATCAGTAACCAATTCGGCGCTTACAGTTCCTGCGTTCTCCGTGATTACATAAATATTCGTCCTGTCGGTAAACATGTTCTTTATCGTCGTGCCCACCGCAAGCGTTGCAAACCATATAGGTTGACCTAGTGCCGTACTAATTGGGACGCCAAGCGATGTATTTAAAGTATGACGATTATAATTGCGGTCAAAATAATAGACAGATGTACCGTCAAATACATACAAATAGTTTATAGACTTATAGATTGCACGAGGCTCATCATTAAAAATCAAAATATTTTGATCCTGAAAACTAACATGCTGACGACCCATGGAAGGGTAGAGCGCTTGTGGTTTCTTACCAGACTCACACTGAATACCATACCAGTTAGCGCAGTCCATGGCGCCAAATTGCTTGAACCGTTGCTGATCGTAATAGCAGAATATCGGCAGCTCTTCTATCTTGTCCCCAAACTCATTCTTTGACATTGCCATCAAATGCCTGCCCGGACGCGCCACGCCCCGTTCAGAAGTGACTGCTCATCGCCAGCAATAGATAAATTAACCTCTGACGCGGCCTCCATGTCATCTTTTAATTCCCTGTACTCCATCTCCAGATCCGGAGTCCATACAGAACCTCTACCTTTGAATTTGGAGACATATTTAGCAACCGCATATAAGAAATACAACTCAAAATATAAAGGCAGCCCCTCCAGCGAATCATTGGATGTCATAATAGATTTTTGAAACTTGCCTCGCGCAAAGAAATCAAAGAACTGGCTTGGAGCAGGATAGAGCTGCGCCCGAACAAAGGTTGTTTCCGGGAAAGTAATAATAAAGCGAGGCAAGCCCTGCAAAGGCTCATATTTCCACGCAGCCAGGAACTCATCGCGACTCTTTATAATCAGAGGGTAGGTTACGCCGCTTAACTGTAGCCATGCATTATCAAGGTTTGCAAGCCTGCCTTGCTTGATATAAACCACATTTGGCAGACTGCTGTCGTGCGTGAAATACACAGCCGACGAACCGCTTATCGTAGCATTCGCAGTCATCGTAATAAGATTACCAAGAATTGACTGGATAGTGGTTGCCGCAGGAATTCCTGCACCGGTTACCAAATCTCCCACAAAATATAATGAGCTATTAACTACGGTAAATGATGAAGAAAGTGCCGTGAGTGTCACAATTTCTTTTATAGTTGTAGTGGTTGAATAATCAACATCTGTGAAATATATTTCATTTTTTGGAACGTTAATGGAATCAGTTACTGTTTGGGCTATAGTCAGCATCAATCCTGAGCTGGCATAGTTACTTAAAATCTGATTCATCACCCGTATGGCAAGCTTCTCATCGTCACCATGCAAGGGAACGGTCGGATTACTCGCATTGATTAAGCGATACATCTGATAAATAAATTCCCTTACGGTAGATGCCATTATTTTCTCGCTTTAGGTAGAAAATCTTCGTCTTTCTTTTTGCCGGAAATCTTGTCTTTTTTCATAGCCTCTCGCTCAACCTTAATATCGGGAGCGATGGAAACTACACAGGCCTTCGCATCTTCTTTAGATGCAAACCACGTGCCAGATTCCATATGTGATTCGAATTCTTCCCATGATTCAACAATCTTTTGTGAACCATTTGGAGCATAAATGTTTGTTCTGAAACCTTCTTTAGGCACAATTCTACCCAGATACATTGCTGGAATTCCATCCATCATAGACTCCTTAAAAACAGGTCGGCAACAATTGGTCGCCGACCTAATCAACTTATGAGCAAATACGTACAGCAAACTCAGGATTGATTGCAACTCCGCATATAACGTCAATACGGTCTAACTGTTCGTAGTTACGGATATCAGCACCAAGAGAATAAGTCATTGCTAACTTATACAGGTCCGAATATCTGGTAACTGCTTCAACCCCACCACGCAATTCCTTGATAGGAGGAGCTGCAAACACAATGGCTTGCGTATGATAGGCAATGGAGACATTATGGTCGTCGCGAAGTAACATTTGTGCGCCGTTTGGAATGGCAGCACTAATGTTCTGTCGGGCACCAGAAGTTACGATAGTTGGGTTAACTGGAATGGTTGCAGTACCACCACCACTTGCGATAACCGTATCAGTAACTACAAACTGCGCACGCTGCTCAAGCGCGTCATATGTCAATGGATTGACCATGAATACGCCATCCGCATCAGAAACTTCGATAATATCACCAATGTTAAACGCAACTACAGAAGGCACAAGACCTGTTACAATAATGGAATTTCCGTCTGTAATCGGTCCGTTTGTGACAATACCTGCAAGCTTAAATCCGGCAGGAGGCGAACCACCAGCTTCACCAGCACCAGCTATTTGCCTTGACAGGAAGTTGGTCTTGAAGAAGTCAAATCCACTTAAATGACCCACAAAGCCGTCTATCAAAGCGCCTGTATTAACTGTGTCATTGAAAGTATTAAACAAGTCATTAGACAAGTTAGCCGCTATACGTGGACCAACACCTGCATAGCGTTTGCCATCTTCAGGTATTGCAAGCTCAGTCATATAGGCATCAGCGGTCAAGATTGTATTGAAGTCTACAGGAACACCAGGTGTACCAACTGCTTGATAAGTTTGGGTCTGGAATTCAGAAGCAATAAACTTCTCAACAAGGTTAGCCAATCGTTTAGCCCGTGGAGCATTAGCCATCTCTAAATATGGTTCATCACGCGCACGATCGAATGTCAGATTAAAACCCGTGTATTCAATCATTGTGCGGAATTGCTTGGTAATACTTAAAGGACGGATAATCTGTACGCGTGCTTCAGCAGTAGCTGATGCGCCTTCGCCTGCCAGGTATCGCTCTTCCAAACGATAATCAATGGTTTGACCGGTTGCGAATTTTAAGTTCTTGAAATCAGCTTCAAGATTACGGTTAGCGGTTCTTGCAAAAGATAATGAGTTCCAAAAGCGTACGAATACGTCGTCAAGGACGTACTGAGTTTCTCTAAAGACGTTAGACATTTCTGTTCTCCATGAACAAATTAATAATAAATGCATTCGCAGGATTGCGAGTGCGCTCACTTTCATTTGCTCGACGGAAGCAGTATTTACGCGTCTTTATTGTGGGTGATGGGATCCCTTACTCATCAATTTCAATCATAGTTTGGCTTGCAATAATTGTCAAACTATAGTAAAAGGCTTTGTGCCTAGCTTGCTGTCAGCGGCGAAAAGGTGTCTTATCACACCACGGCACACTAAATTATCTTCTGCCACTCGGTCTACCTTTCATTCTTTGCAACTTCCTTGCATCCGATTTAGCTATCAAGTCTTCAATCGTACTTTCTGCCTTCTTCTTAGATACTGGTGATTGTGCGTCTTCATTGGTTCTTCCTAAAGGACGAGGTGCTTTCGTTGTTGGTTTATTGCGTCTCATACGCTCTTCAAGCTTTCCCATTTCAGTCATCTGGGCGTAAGGGTCTCGTAGTTTGGATATGCGCTCAAGTTCTTGAGGATTGCGTTTGGCAGCAGCGTAGAGGAAGGCTGCCGGGTCGCTCATTGCCCGTGTTGCAAGCGTCATAGGATTTGTGATTTCACATGGAAGGGCGCGAATTACATCCTGAAAGTCACTGAAGTTAGCCATTCCTGTTATTAATTTTGATTCAAACTCTTGCTGCACCTCATGCTCTTGCTGTCGATTTCGCGCCTCATCCTGCTCTCGACCCATCGAGTTTACAGTTTGCTTCACAAAACTTGCTAATTGCTGTTGCCAATCACCAGCCGCATCCGGGTTGTACTCGAAGTCGCCTGCTGCCTGCTGAATCTGTTGGCTTGCGCCTCGCTCAGCTAATTGTGCGCGAAGAGAATCAATCTCGGCCTGATGCTTGCGGTTCATGCTCTCTGCTTGTTTCTTAAGCCTGTCGCGGATAACTTCGTTTTCAGGTTCTTTCTCGTTTCCATACTCGTCTGTATCACGCAAAGGCTTCGTTTCTACTTCCTGGCTATCTTCTTGTGCCTCTGGCTCATGCTCCTCGCTTTCAGGCGCCTCTTCTGGCTCAAGCTCTTCAATTTCCTCGGGCTCGTCGCTGTACTGGTGCTCAGGAGTCTGTGGCTGCGATGCATTGCCGCCACTTAATAATAGTTCATCAATGCTGCTTGTGCTCATTCCTTTACCTCTCCATCTTTAGCTTATTGAATCTTGTGCGTTAAAATCTTAACCAGGTTATTGGCGTGCGATATGGATGCATCGCTTTCTGTTCTTTGAGTCTCTGCCAGATACCGCATTTTCCCTTCTTCTATTTCTCCCATTACTGAAATCTCTTCGGCCTGTAATTTCTGATGCTCAATTTCAAGCTCGACCTGCATTTGCTGGGCCTTAAGAGCCAATTCTTGTTTCTTAATCTCAAGGGTTTGCATCTTGAATTGCTCTTCCATTTGCATTTGTTGAGCCTGCATTTGCATTTGTTGTTCTTCAGGAGAGGGGCCTTGTTGTTGCGGCATCTTGCCAGTCTTTCCAGCTTCGATGATTTCACGAGGCACGCGAGTTTTAAGCCTGTTCTTAATCTCAATGGTGTTAGCCAGAGGCAGGTTATCAGCGTAAAGATCGGCGATAAGGTTAAAGGATGTTGGATCTGCTTGCAGGACTTCACGCAAGGATTGGAGCGCCTCTTGTTTCTGACCTTCGAAGCTTGGTCCCGGTTTAAGTCTTACTTCATATGTTCCTTTACGTATATCGTTATGCACTTGCTCCCCATATTCGTCGGCTTGCTTGTTCACAGTTATGTTCTTCATGCCTTCATCTGGCGTCATCAGGGCAAGTACGCGCTCCGTATCGTAGACGCGCGGAATCATTTCGTTAACGATTGCTCCACCTGTTGCAATAGCTCTGTTAATTGAATTAAAGAAGACATAGGTTGTGTAACTTCCTTGACGGGTTCTTGCATCAATTGCTTTACCACTTGCCTCATCTCCATTGTTTCCCATTCGAGCTGGATATAAGCCAGTAGAAGTATACAAGTCCTCAATTGCCAGCTGGTATTGCTGAAAGAGCGATGCTGATAGCTCAGGTGGCCTGACCTGCTCAGGCTTGATTCCGGAAGGTGATTCATCATAAGCCAGCATTCCTTGTGTATTATTAGGGTCACGCCAGTTTCTTTGGGTATCAAGACTTGCAACATTCTTCTTGCTACCTATCCATTGATCGTATCTGGATATCTTAAGGATATAGGCAGATTGGGTTCTAAGATAATTAATATAGCGCTGCGTGTCCTTGGCATCCCCAAAGAAAGAGCGGCATATCTGCTTGCCAGTTTTATCATAGAAACTATTGTTATCAACGAAGACCAAAGGCAACTGCTCGGACGGAAATTCCGTCTTGTCCAGTTCATAGTCTCCTGCAAACTTATAATGCCAAATCTTATGCTTCTTAGCAGGGCGCTCATCTTCTATCCTGACCATTTCCCCGTCTTGCCATAAGGTCATAAGGCTTTGGTCTTCGCTAAACTCCATATCTACTTCAGCGACTTGAGGACCGTTAGCAACATCCATGCCATTTTGTTGCGGGAGAATATCCTGATTACCCCCCATGCCAAATCCATTGCTGCCTTCTGGTGATGGCATTTGGCCTTCCATGGTTGGCTGCCCAGGTATCTGCACTTCTGGAGAACCTTGTGGCATACCCTGAGGCTGCCCCATGAGCATTTGTTCAAGCTCCATCATGCGGTTTTTTTCGTTTATTTCCCGAGACGACTCAACGAGCTCGTCCATTTCTTCCTGATTCAGGATATTTCCATTAGATAGTTTATAGAGCGTATCTTTCTCAAATTTACGGACAAAATGATCTATAATCGTTATGGCTTCGCTGTCTGACCAACTGAATGGATCTTCAGTTTCGTTTGGCTCGACAGCGAGAGCCACCTCTTCCTCGGTTGCAGCAATACCGCCTTTTCCTATCTTCTCTTCAATATCGCGGCCATACAGGTCACGGAACTTGGCTCGGGACATGCGTGAAACATAACCACAAATTGTTCCATCAGTTTTATTAACGCTTTCTGCACCGACATCCCAATAGCATCGCGTTGCATCCTTAAAGTGATGATAGGTTATGTCAAGGTCAAAAGACTTGGCATGCGAATAGTCGGTTGCCACACAAAAGGCTCCAAAGCCACCAATGGCAGCCTGACCCGCTGCAACTTGATAGACGGTCGCTGTATTGTTGCTAAACATAATATCTTTTATTATGAGCTCTCGAAGGTGCGCTACCTCCTCATCACAGTTAGTCATGGGCACTACTTGCAACTGAGGGGTATTTTGCTGCTGTTCACCCAAGAGCGAATTGGACATGGTAGCAAGCTTATTGGATGACAAAGGAACCTTGCGGAAGGTCTTAATCATGTCGTCTTCTTCATCATCAGTCCACTGTTGACCCAAGACAAAGGTGTGCATTTCATGATACTGGTCAATGTTAAACTTAAAGTACCCGCGCCATTTCTCACACGCTATACGGGCTTTCTTTGCCATCTTTTCATTGTGTCTAGCCATGTTGCAATCCTTTGTTATTAGTTTTGTATGTACAATCCGTGCTCTAAATTAGTCTACCAGCCATTCTATCTGGTAATCGGTTCACAACATAACCACCTTCCTGAACGTATTCGCCACCATAAAAGGTAAGCATCAATGCGTCAGATGTATCTGGTGAAAGTAGCCCACGCTTCTTGGCATCTTCCTTGCTTTCTATTTGTAACCTGTCGCTGGAGTCGTATTTATAACCAAGCCCCGTTAAATCTGTTTGTAGCTCATCACTATCTGGTATCTCTACCGGCATTTCTTGTGTTAACCAGTCTCGCATCCAGTCCCATAGCTCGGCGCGCAGGTTTTTGTACTTATCAGGCTCTGAAGCTTTGCGTGCCACATTTACGCCCTCTACAACATCAGTGTAACCTAACTCATGCAATCTATCGACAACGCCTGCTCCAATTCCTATTGAGTCAATGCATACTCTTTTTGGATTTTCTTTCTCTATCATGCGCTTAATGATGCCAGCTAGCTCCATTGTGTCAATGTTATAATGCGTCTCAAGGCCGAAAGCGCGCCTCCCCATGCGACGAATTATTGCCGTTCGGTCATCACCTTTTCTTGCCGGATCAATGCCTATCACAAGACTTGTTTGACTGTCAACCTTGGTCACTCGCGCTTTCTTAATATGATCGACAATGATAAATGTATCGGTTATAGAGGAGAGAAATGCCTCGTCATCAGTGAAAGGATATTCTTGCCTGAACTTACGACACTTCTGTTCGTAGTCACCCTTGAAGTCCTGAAGCTTTATGCGCCTCCAGTTCAAGTGACCAAGCTTAAGCCCATTGTCTTTAAATTGTTCGAGCCATTCTTTTTCATCTTCTTGCGGCACAAACATCGCATCTTCTATGCAGTATTCATCCTGCCAATACCACGGCACAAATATTGCTTGATAGCGGGACTTGCCATTCTTTGCTTCCTGCCAATCCTGATAGAAATCATTATCTATGCCGTTTGCCGTCGATTCCTTTATGACTTCTGTGTCTGCCATCTCCGCTACGGTCTGAAGCAATCCGAGGCTGATTCTAGCGGCATCTTTGTAGAAGGCGTACTCTGACAAGTGAAGATATTGATTGGTCATGGAGCGGCCTATTTCAGCGCTACCGGCAGTCCCTACCCGATATCCTGAGCCAAGTCCGTTGTACATTAAGGTGTTATCATTCTTTTTGTCTGGCTGAGGGAACAATCCTGCTTCAAGGTTCTCCGAGTACCTCTTTGTCATCTCAAATATGGCGCGTGTTGCATCAGACAAATGAGTAAGAATGAAGGCTTTCTTGCCTTTCTTAGTGACAATCTTGTGAAAGTATCGTGCTTGAACGTAGGTTGAGACGCCTTGTTGACGCCCTTTGAGTATTAAGGCTCGTATCTTGCCTGTTGCCAGATACTGGGCTTCGAGACGCTCATGGATGTATTGCTGGGCTCGATTGAACTCGAAGTTTCGTTCGGCACCGGATTTGTCATGGATTACTAGGAAGTTTTTAGCGAAGAGAGGAAGGGACTTTAAGACACGTATTAACTTGTCCTCTGACATTTAGGAACATCCTTCATTCAACAAGCCTATCAAGCAATTTCTCGACAATAGTGTCATTAACTGATTTAGGTTCTTTGTCTTCCTGATAGTCAGCTCGGAAACGGTTTTTCATTGAAAATATCCATGGAGCGGAGGAAAACTTTTCGTAATTACCGACAATGCCGTTTTCGCCCATGTCTTCCCAGTATGCTTGACATGCTTGCATGCCTTGGTCTAAAGCAACCTTGAATTCAGGGTGGGCGTCTCTCCAGTCATATAATGACTGACGAGAAACGCTTAATGCAGCACAAACGGCAGCTAAACTCTTCCCTTTAGAGAGGATTTCGGCTGCCGTATCACAAAATTCAGGCCTGTATTTGTTAGGAATACCCATGGTAATTCCTTATAGTGTAAAACTATGGACCAGCTTGTTCATTACGTTTTTCACCACGCATTTCACCGCCAGCTTCGCCGGGCTCGCAATATTTAGGCTGCATCTTATTTTGCTGCTCAACACGACGACCATATTCAGATGATACGCCATTATAATGGGTATTTCCCTCAGCGCCATCTTCAGAAGTGTAATCTTTCACGCCTGTATTGCTCATTGTAATTACTCCGTTAATTAATTATTTATAACGATAGCACATAAATTACTTATCCACAAAATCTGTTGGTAACCCAGTGCATAAAACCATAAAACCATATATATAGCAACGGTTAAGTATCAGAAAATATATTAGCCCATTACGAATATATTTTTATCATTCACATAACAAGTGTTGACATACATAACAAGTGTTGCTATAGTTTAGATGTCAAAACAAAAGGAGCTAAAAATGAAAACAATAAACGATATAACAATGTACGACCTGATGTCCGATGACTTGACTGTCTGGATAAAAAGAAATGAAAAGTTTGGTTTTGATTTGGAAATAGAAAATTACGGCGGGGAAGTGCTGGTAGACGAGAAGGGCATCAACCCATTAGCCATGGAAAGCTACGCCGACATGTGTAGACGCTTCGTCCACTTTTACGACAAATTGAAAGCTATAACAGAGAAAGAGGTTAACGATAGCATAGGAGGTGAGGCATGAGTGTGAGCGAAGACTACGGCAATTATACAATAGACGTTTATGAGTCAAGCTACATTGATATGCAAGGAATGAATTGCGAAGGATGGACTTACAGGATGCAAAACAAAAACTCGGGATATCTTTATGAGCTTAATGACTGGCATGATTCTCCAATAAAAGCATTGGATGCCGCAAAACAAAAAATTAGAATCTTAAACAATGGGAGCAAATAACATGATTAAGAAACTTAAATGCTTACTAAAAGGCCACCAGTTCATAATGAACTACCAGGATACTTACCGCTGCTTCAGGCCGATTTCAAATCCACAATGCACACATTGCAGGAAATCTAAAATATCTTGTCGCTAACAAGTTGTACTTTAGTAGCAATCGCGCCCTTGGGTGACTGGCCTGCTTCAAAGCTAACCTTGTCACCTTCGTTAAGGCTCTTAAAGCCTTCACGCTGTATCTCACGAAAATGAATAAAATAATCTTTACCACCTGACTCCAGAAACCCAAAACCTTTCTGGTCATTAAACCATTTGACTTTTCCCTCTTGCATATCTAGCCCATCCTTTATCTTAAAATCGAATTCTACCCACTAAATTTGCTCATAGCAACGATATCTCTAAAAATCTATGTCATGGTAGCGGGTTATCACTAATTCCACTCATATCGCTCTGTAGAGCCTTTGGCGTAATCCGGCATCCCGGCATCAACCCAAACCTTAACCCCTGTCTCCAGAGTGGCTGTGTCAATCAGACCATTAACCATATCGTGTTTGTCCTCAGTGCTCAATAGCCTCGTACTGATAAGTGCTGGTGATACACCTAAGCGCATCCCGATTCTAAACAGCTTGCTCTTGCATTCTTGTGGTGTTGGCATTTAAAAATCCTTTTAACATGTCAGCGAGTTTATTTGCGCCATTACCTGCGCGCTCCACAATGTTTTCTTGTTTCATGGTCGCCATCTTCTGCGCATGGAGCAGGTCCTGTGCTTCTTCTTGTAATCTCAGTCTAGTAGTTTCTTGTTCTGCTTTTATCTTTTGTGTCTCAACATCAACAAATCCACGTGCCATGAAAGGCTCGTTCAAATCAATATGCTTTCCAAGTATGACTTTTAGTCCGGCTATTCGCTGAAATTTACCGATATCATTTTTCTGATTCTCTATGTGATGCTGGCAATGCTTCAGAAAGAGCGGGTCGCTTCTTTTATCTCGAGCTATACGAAAGGCCAGAAGTTCGGCTTCTTGTTTAGGGGTAAAAAAACTACTAATGAGATCTGGAATTACAGTAGTAGTAGTTTTTTCTTTATAGTTATTAATCTTATTAGTATTTAGGGTGTCATTTGACGCCACCCCCCCCGGGGGGGTCTCCGGCGCGGGCGGGGGGGGGGGGGGGGGGGGGGGGGGGGGGGGGGGGGGGGGGGGGGGGGGGGGGGGGGGGGGGGGGGGGGGGGGGGGGGGGGGT